TGTAACCGAGAACTTAGTAATAGACTACTTACCTAAGAAGACTCCGCTTAAGTGGGCTTTAGGTATGCACGCAAACGCAGGGTTTATATCAGACTTCAAGGCAAGCTACGTTCCTCTTATGGGTATTGGCGTTCAAGCAACTGTGAAAAAAACGTACTTTAGCGTTGACTACGGATTCAATGGACAGCATTACGTTGGGTTCAGGGTCGGAAGAAATATTGTAAATTTGTAACCAAATGAAATTAGAAACAACAGAATTAGAGCAGATTCAGTCTGCAAGAGAGAGGTTCAATCAAGCAAAGATGACGCTTGGAGACATTGAACTCAATAAGCAGGTGGTGCTTAGTGAGATAGAGACGATCAAGGCTGAGTTCAAGGTTCTTGAGGACGCACTCATCGAGAAGTATGGCGCTGACTCAACAATCAACATGACAAATGGTGAAGTTACTAAGAAGGATAATCAACCTCTTCAAAAAGTGTAAAATGGCAAAGATAAACAACACAGCAGCATACACAACGGCAACCCCTACTGCTGATAGCATCGTAATCGGGTCTACCGAATCAAATGGAGACACTAAGAATTTTCTAATGTCTGCGATATCAACGTTCGTGTTAGGCAACGCTGTGACTCCCACTCTTGATGATGTGTGTCAGCAGGGTGCGTCAACAACGACAGGGATTACTGTTGCAGGCACGACAACACTGAATGGAGCCCTTGACTTGAACAGCACGGCTGACATATCTGGAAACACAACAGTAGGCGGAACACTTGGGGTTACTGGAGGAGCAACATTCTCTCTTGGAGCCACTATAAATGGAGCTGGGCTCGCTGTAAATGGATCTGGAGGAATAGTCGTGACCGATGCAGCAGGTATAACATCTTCAGGAGGCCCTGTGTCAGGAACAGCTCTTAGTACATCTGGAGGTCTTCTTGTATCAGGGACATCTTTACTTGGTGAGATCGACTCAGCAGGCCCTGCAGATATTGCAGATAATCTTACATTGAGTAAGGCTACAGGAGGTGTTTTAAAGGGAACAAATGGATTGGCTCTGTTGACGGGTGGATTCACTCGATTGGATATTTCAAGCGTTGGACACATGACATTCCTTCAACAGGCTCAGTTTACTCAGAAGGTAATATTCTCTCAATCAGTTCCATCTTCATCAACAGACACTGGTACAGCTGGTCAGATAGCTGTAGACGCTACACATATCTATGTTTGCGTTGGAACAGACTCATGGGGAAGAGTAGCAATTGACACCACACCATTCTAATGGATATCCGTAAGATTTCAGTAGGCGCAAACTACAAGGACGCCATGCACTACATCATCGGGCAGTCGGTGATAGGCGGTGAGTACGAGGTTCATCTTATCAAGTTCCATGACGAGATAGACTCTTTTAGGATATGGATATCAAACGGAGAGGAGATAATGCTGTGGAAGGAATTTAAAGACATGCCAATTTCAATCGAGTACAACATAAACTTCTAAAATGAAATCCCCATATATGTTCATCGTTCGCCCAAGAGACGGCAAGCGATACGCGAACATCAACGATGACCTTATAGTAAGTACATCACAGGAAGACCACAGGTTCTCACAGAGGATAGCTGAGGTGGTAGAGCTTCCGATAAAGTATGACGGGCCGATAAAGGTAGGAGACCTCCTGCTTGTTCACCACAACGTATTCAAGTTCTACTACGACATGAAGGGTAGACAGAAGAGCGGAAGAAGCTTCTTCAAGGACGACCTGTTCTTTGTAGACCACATGCAGTTCTTTATGTATCACAATGGAGAGAGGTGGAACGCTCACGACAAATACTGCTTCATCAAGCCAGTTGAGAAGAAAGACTCTATCATCTTCAAGAACGTATCTGAGGAACCTCTGGTAGGCACAATCAGATACATCAACGAGCAGCTTGAGGCATTCGGTCTAAAGGAGGGTGATGAGGTATCTTTTAAACCAGATAGTGACTATGAGTTCACGGTTGATGGCGAGAAGCTTTATCGAATGTTTACGGACAATATAACGCTGTCTCTATGATATACTTCGCTGACGACTTCCTTAGTTCGGAGTGGTATGATAGCACAAAAGAACAGCTTGTCTCAAATGAGTTTGAGGAGGTTGACGTGGGGGGTAGGTATTTTTATGTGCAGACGCCTTCTGTGGCATTCAATGAGATTGTTGAGTCTAAAATATCAAGACTTGAAGGGCGCCCTATAAGGAACATACTTAGTTTCTTTAGAGTCGCTACAGATGTTTTAGACGCCAATTGGGATATTCATTCAGACTTGAAGATAAACGGAGAGCAGCCAGATAGAGCTGTTGTATTATTCATGTCTCCATCACGGTCAGAAAGTGAACTGAACGGCACTGCTTTTTGGGTTCACAAAGAGTATGGATATAAACTTCCAAATAACACTTCTAACGAAGAATATGATGAGGTTTTGCAAAGAGACTCGAATGACAAGGATAAGTGGGAGTTGAATACGGTAATAGGACACAGGGAGAATAGGCTTATATCATATCCTTCATCCTACTTCCATAGCAAATACCCAAACAAGGGATGGGAAGAGGGTAGGATTGTTTTTGTAATGTTTTATAGTCATGGGTAAGAGTAGAAGATATTCAGGAGATAAGTCATCTCCAAAAATGAAATACAACAAGAATGGATTCAAGAACTATAAAGGAGGAGATTATCAAAGCTGGGAGGATAGCAGTGAACCAGCTAATCAAGGTCGCAAAGGAAGAGATAATAAAGCCCGACCCAGAAGATGAGCTTGCGGCTGATAGACTGAAGAACGCTGCTGCCACAAAGAAGCTTGCCATATTTGATGCGTTTGAGATAATGAAACGTATCGAGGAGGAAGAGGAAAAGCTCAACGCTCCTGAAGAGAAAGAAGAAAAGAAGTCAAGTGGAGGATTCGCAGAGAGAAGGTCGAGAAAGTAGGATATACGAGGTAATTGAAAACCACGTACCTAAAACCGTTCTCTCAAAAAAGAACAAGGCTAAATCATGGACGTATGGGTATGACGAAAAGTACGACATGGTCATCATATCGAAGGACGGGACTATAGGAGATGTTTACCTGATAGAAGGTCTCCATGTTGCACTACCATCCACTCCGGAGAAAGTATTCTCAAGAAGCAAGAAACAATCAGAACAGTACTGGGAACCTGAAGAATACCCAAAAGAACTCAAGAAAATACAGAGCATATTCCAGTGGAATGAGATGCCCTCATCCTTCAAAGATAAGTGGGTTGATTACATAGAAGGAGAGTTCGATAAAAGAGAACTTGGTTTCTGGTTTACGAATAACGGAACCCATACGTACATAACAGGCTCTCACTATATGTACCTACAGTGGACGAAGATTGATGTAGGGTTACCAGACTTCAGAGAGGCTAATAGAATATTCCACATTTTCTGGGAGGCGTGTAAGGCTGACAAGAGATGCTTTGGGATGTCTTACCTTAAAATCAGGCGTTCAGGATTTTCATTCATGGGATCTTCAGAGGGAGTGAATACAGCAACGCTTGCGAAAGACGCAAGGGTTGGGATACTATCAAAGACGGGTGCTGATGCAAAGAAGATGTTTACCGACAAGGTTGTGCCTATAAACAGCAATTACCCATTCTTCTTCAAGCCGATCATGGATGGTATGGACAGACCGAAGACCGAACTTTCATACAGGGTTCCTGCTTCCAAAATCACAAAGAACAACATGCACAACGTAGAGGAGGATGTGCTTGAGGGTCTTGATACAACTATTGACTGGAAGAACACGGCAGACAACAGCTACGATGGTGAGAAGCTACTGCTGTTGATACACGATGAGAGTGGTAAGTGGGAGAAGCCTGAGAACATACTCAACAACTGGAGGGTTACAAAGACATGTCTCCGTCTTGGTAGTAAGATTATTGGCAAGTGTATGATGGGTTCAACCTGTAATGCACTTAACAAGGGAGGTAATAACTTCAAGAAGCTATACAACGACTCAGACACCTCCACAAGAAACTCAAACGGTCAGACAAAGAGCGGTATGTATAAGCTCTTCATTCCTATGGAGTGGAACATGGAGGGGTTCATAGATAGGTACGGAATGCCTGTGCTTAGGGCGCCAAGTAAGCCTGTGTTGGGTGTTGATGGAGAGATGGTCGGTATGGGGGCTATTGACTACTGGGAGAACGAGGTTCAGTCACTGAAGGGTGACGCTGATGCCTTGAACGAATACTACAGACAGTTTCCAAGAACAGAGTCACATGCCTTCAGAGATGAGAGCAAGCAGTCGTTATTCAACCTTACCAAGATATATCAGCAGATTGACTACAACGACAACATGATAACCTCGCATCACCTGACGAGAGGACGTTTCCATTGGGAGAACGGAATCAAGGATACAAAGGTGATATGGACGCCAGATAAGAACGGGAGGTTTGTTGTGTCTTGGATACCGCCTGCAGCTATGCAGAACAGGTACGAGATGCGTAACGGGAGGAAGTTCCCTGCAAACGAGCATATAGGATCTTTCGGTTGTGACTCATACGACATATCAGGAACAGTAGGGGGCGGAGGCTCTAACGGTGCGCTTCACGGACTTACCAAGTTCAACATGGACGATGCACCAAGTAACGAGTTCTTTCTTGAGTACGTTGCAAGACCCCAGACAGCTGAGATATTCTTTGAGGAGGTGCTTATGGCGATAGTATTCTACGGGATGCCGATACTGTGCGAGAACAACAAGCCAAGGCTGCTGTATCATCTCAAGAACAGAGGGTATAGAGGGTACTCAATGAACAGGCCCGACAAGCCAGCTATGAAGTTGTCTAAGACAGAGAAGGAGCTGGGTGGAATACCTAACACGAGCGAAGATGTGAAACAGTCACACGCAGCGGCTATTGAGTCTCACATTGAGAAGTACATAGGCATGGACTTGGAGGGTACATTCAGAGACCCTGACGAGATGGGTTCAATGCCCTTCAACAGAACACTTGAGGACTGGGCGAGGTTTGATATAAACGCAAGGACAAAGTTCGATGCCTC